GTTCCCTTTTTTTAGAAGTTCAAATTGTGTTTCCTCCCGTGTTAATTTTCCAATGCCAGGGAAGGCAAAAAAAGCCCACGGGGAAGGAAGGGAGTTATAAATTTAAATTATTTTTTTTTTTTTTTTTTTTATATATATTATTACTTCCTTTCCCCCGCCTGAACCCCTTGACAAGGCTACCCTGGCATGGTATACTCAGACAGGAGACAGGGACTAGGATGTCACTTAGACAGGACACAGTGTATCGAAACGAGACACATTCAATAATCAAAACAAGTAAAAAACATATGCCACAAAAAGTAGTTAAAATATCAAATTGTGATATATGTAATCATTTAACTGGATTATATACCTGTATTGATATATTAGTATGTAATTCCTGTCTACGTAAAGTAGATAAATTAGGACCGCGAAAACAGGAAAATATTTTAATAGTCCGAAGAACTACATCATTAGTTCCATTAGTAGAATTTGAAATGAAAGAAGAAAATGAGTAAAAAGCATATTCACAAATATCATAAGGTTAAGGTAAATGGTATAGAAGTTTGGGCTTGCGCGCTTCCCGATTGTAATCACCATATGCCAAAACATTATGAAAGCACAATTCCAGGTAAAGGATTTATTTGTTGGAGCTGTGGCGAAATGGGCATATTCGATTCAACTAATATGATGATGACTCGGCCACATTGTTTTAATTGTCTTAATCCTGAACTAGTAAGCGAAGAAACTGAAGTATTCGGTAAACTTGATGTTTATACTGAATATCTTAGAAATAAGAGAGAACAGGAAACTAATAAATAATTAATTGAATTACTCAGTCAGATAAAATCAGGGTAAATATTGTTAACGTAGACTCATAACAATTATTTATTGAGTTCGTTTAATCCTGACTGAGTAATTGAGTTAATTATGATTATTTGTAAAACATGTAAGACAGTTTACGACAATCATTTAAGGGAATGTCCATCTTGTATTACAGGTGAAAATTATTCAATTGAAGAGATAAAACAATTCATTGTTCCTAATGAAAAAGGTTCACCAATAACCAAACTAAAAAGAATTAAGGAACTAGAATAATGACTATTCATTTAATTTGGTATCAAATTGATTTTTTCACAACGAATATTAACATTGTCAGAAAACGAGATATGTGTATCATAAATACATTTATTTTATTTTGGAATAAACTAAAAAGAACTAAGGAGTTAGAATAATGACTATAAAAGAACTAATTGATAATGAACTGTGTATTCTATGTGAAATTCATCCAGTTGTACCAAATCATAGAATATGTAAAGAATGTATAAATGAAATTAAAGTAAAAGAAACTGAACTAGTAAAATGAATCATTCATTCAATCCATCAGTTGACCCTTATAAATGTAGTAAATGTCACAGATTACAAATGGACCATAGTAACTTAGCGATATGTGAAGCATGTCCATTCATCGGGCCGTGCGAATTGTATCCTGATTATACTGGAATGTTACTTTGCGCGTCCTGTATCGAAAAAGAAGAATTAATTAGGAATTCTCCAGCTAAGCAACAGGAGAGAATTAATAATTTAAAACTCGAATCGTCGCGCGCGTTAGACTATTCAATTCAAGTCAAAGAAGATATATTCAACGCTCAAACAGTTTCAATCAATGAACTAAAAACAGTAATTGATGGCGATGCCACGATTACGAATAAGCATTTTCATTTAGCCAATGAACTAACAGTTAGATATAAACATTTCAGTAAAGTTATATTCGATAAACAAGCTGAAATAATTGAAGAATCAAATAAACAACGCGCGGTTCAGTCATATCTCAATACTCTGTCAAATAAACTTAGACTTGAAGAGAGAGAAAAACTCAAGCTAAATGATATGAGTTATACTCCACATGAGAAACCTATTAGTAAACCAAAATCAATTAATCCAGTTAAAAAATTCGATAAGAATGAATTAGTTCGCTGTTCAAATGAAAGTGGTTTTCCAATGGCTGTCATTCAAATGATATGTGTTAAAAAGAATATGACTCCACTTGAAGCTATAATTCATTTAAAAGGAATTCAATGACTATTATCATCATTACTACAGATAAAAGATATACTTATTGGAATGTAGAATCTATTTGTTTATTTTCCGAAGTTACAATAATAAAACATACAGATAGACCAGAATCACAATTATCCACCGAAACAATTATTAAAATTGAACCTAGTATATAATAAATGACTAGAGAAACTGCAACTAAATTACTCCGAGATACACTGGATTCAGCCAAACTAAATGATTGGCATATTCATTTATCTACCAATGCCCATGATAAATTTTTAGGATTCTGTTCACATAAAGACAAATGTATTATATTAAATGCACATCACATAGACATTCATCCTGATATTGAAATAATCAATACAATTAAACACGAAATAGCTCATGCATTAACTCCAGGCCATCAACATGATGAAATTTGGGCTAATAAAGCAATTGAATTAGGATGTGATAATACTAATCCATGCAGTAATATGTCATTGACTCCAGAAATAATTGATGCGATTAGGTCTGGCGCGCAAGTCGAGATTACATTTGAAGAAGAAATGGTTCGTAAAGCTAAATATCAAATCACTAGATTACAAGATAAATGTGAATATTGTGGTAAAATTGCTAAATCAATCCATGAAACATTAATTGAATCTAAAAACGAGACAAAACCTGATAAAAAATTAATTAGATTAGAATGCGGTCATACTCTAATTAAATTAATTCCTAAAGGAACTCCATTCGCTTCACTTATTGCTGACGAGAATGACAATAAAAATTGTAAACACATTTGGAATAAAAATACATGTCAAGTCTGCCTGACACACAGACCATTTTCATTTCAAACTGATGGTATGCGATTTATAGAGACTGCTCTATCAATAAATAAAGGAGCAGCCATATTCGATGAAATGGGTTTAGGTAAAACAATTCAAGCATTAGGTTACATTAAATTCCATCCTGAAGCCTTACCAGTATTATATGTAGTCAAATCAGCAATTAAATTTCAATGGTTTAAAGAAATATTGATTTGGCTTGGGCCGGAATACATGGCCCAAATCATTTCATCCAGTTCAGATATATTGATTCCTAAACTAAAAGGATACATTATATCATATGATATGCTGGTTCATAAGGAACGTAAGTCTAAAAACGGTAAAACAATTAAACAAGGATTTGATATTAGTAAATTTGATGGAGTAATTAAAACCATCATATTAGATGAATGTCAACAGATTAAAAATCCTGATTCATCTAGAACACAACAGGTAAGAAGAATAGTTAAGAATGTTAATGTAATAGCTCTGTCGGGTACACCTTGGAAAAATAGAGGTAGTGAATTCTTTTCAGTTCTTAATATGATGGCGCCAATGAAATTCCATTCATATCAAGGATACATTGATAGATGGGTCGAAAAGATATTCGATGGAAATAAAACTAAAGAAGGTGGTATCCGGCGACCAGAACAATTTAAAGAATATATAAAAGATATTGCCATCAGAAGAGAAATACATGAAGTAATGTCCGAATTACCAGATGTGAATAGGACATTATTTAATTGTCAATTAGACGATTTATCACAATCAACATATGATGATGAAGTATCTGACTTCGTCAAATGGTATAATCAATTCATCATTGATGGAACCGAAGATTCTATTAATTCAATGAATATCTTGGCGAAGCTATCCAGAATGCGTCACATAACTGGTCTTGCAAAAATACCAGCTACAATTGAATTCGCCGAACAATTCTATGAAGAGACTGATAGAAAATTAACTATCTTCGTTCATCATAAAGACGTTGGAGAAATATTATTTAATGAATTACAGTCCAAATTCGGTAAAGAGATTGATGTATTAAAATTAACTGGTGAACAATCAGGTGAAGAACGATTTAGAATACAAGAATTATTTAAGACTAGTAAGCGCGCGTTTTTAGTCGCGTCTACATTAGCATCAGGTGAAGGAATCAATTTACAATCCTGTTCAGATGCGATAATGCATGAAAGACAATGGAATCCACAAAATGAAGACCAAGCCGCGCCAGGCCGCTTTAGACGAATCGGTTCTACTGCGAATGTTATTAATGTTGTGTTTGTCACTGCTGACGACACTGTTGATTCAATACTTCATGGAATAGTTGAGCGTAAGCGCGCGGCATTTCATAGTTCAATGAATAAAGGAGATGCTAAGAATTGGAATCCAAATTCATTAGCAGTCGAATTAGCTGATGGAATAGTTAAACGATGGAAAGAAAAGAATAAAAATAAACCAGTTAGTAAATTAGGTGAATTGGTGAAAATGTGAAATGTCCTAAATGTAAAAGTAAAGCAAGTAAATTATTTAGTTTAACTACTGGATTATTTACTTGTCAAATATGTAAACATCAATGGTAAAACGGATTATTTAACTAATAGAGAATAATTATGTGGAATAAATATGGCTGGATTATCTATCTAATTGGATTAATAGCTATTTTCACGTTTCAATTCATTTATAGAGGTGGTTTAATTGGAATAATTGAATTAATATTTTGGATATTATAATGACTAAAGAATTAAATGAATTAAAAAAAATGTTAGATAAATATCAATTAATGGCACATGAACATGATTCTCTCATTAGAGAATTAATTCTACTAATTAATACATCAATTGATACACAAATTTCAATTCCAAATGATATGTTAATGTTAGTAATTGAAATATCACTAAAAAGAACGAAGGAGATATTAAATAAATGACTAATTACAAACAAATAATTCTTCAAAACATTCATAAAGCAATTGGAGATATTGATTTACGTCTAAAAATGATGGAAATAGTTAATCCATTAATTTTTGAATATGAAAAATATGATGAAGCTATTAACGAATTAATTGAAAAAAAGGAAATTCAATGTCTCTACTATGATTCGCCAAGTAATGGAACTAAAATCCTCTATTTTCCTAGAAGAACTGTATTTAATTTTAATCAAAGGTAATTAATTTATGGGATTAGATAGAGCAAAATTAACTGAACATTTGTTAGAAAGAATATATGACGTATTATGGCATAATGACATTATAGCTGAAGAAACAGAAGAAGGTTATTTCAAAGACATTTTAAGAAAAGATATTATAATTCAACTTGATATAATTTTGGATGAATTAAAAAATGACTGACATATTAATTCCACCAAAACGAAACGTAATTATAGATGCATCTGTATTATCGAGCCTCATGTCATGTGGCTGTCTAACAGACTTAAGATATAATCATAATTTCATTTCATTAGATGGTAAATCTAATTCATTAGAAGTAGGTAGTTTAGTTCATAAAATATTAGAAGTTTATCATAAGAATATAGTAAATCATATCAAACGTCCTGACGCGATATCAAATGCCTTTTTAGCAGGTGATATTTACATTAGAGGATGTCCTTATTGTACTGATTTTGAACCAACACATCATGCTGATATTGAAGGTGTTTCACATGTTTGTGATGATTATTGTATATTAAAACCAAAATGTGGTCATTCACCAAATGAATACCCAGGTATGCAAAATACGCCACAAGAATCTGACCGTTCAAAAACAGGATGGAAATGGGCATTAGAAACAGTTCAGCAATATTTTGATTATTATAAAAATGATTCATGGATTACACTTGAAGTAGAAGTAGTTAAAAAAGAAACATTATATGAAGATGATGATATTCGTATAATGTGGAAAGCTAAACTAGACCGTGTAGTGGACACTAATCAAGGTATCTTCCCAGTCGATGTTAAGACAATGAAAGTTAGAAGAGATACAGTGAGTTTAAATAATCAATTCATCGGACAATGCTTGATTATGAAAACTCGAAATATGATAATTGATAAAATTGGATTCCAAACTACACTTGAGCCGAAAGATAAATTTCTTCGTGTAGTAGTTTCATACTCAGCCGATAGATTGTTAGAATGGCAATCAACTACATTACCATATTGGTGTAAGATGTATGTAATGTATCACGAAACAGGATATTGGCCTCAGAATTTCACTCACTGTGAAAATAAATATGGAATGTGTGCATATAAAGGAATATGTGAAGCTGATAGGGGAATGAGAGAAGAAGAACTTAAGTTACATTTTAAAGTTGGAATGCCTTGGGAACCTTCTGAGGATTAATACTATGGAATGTGGTAAATGTGGTAGTAAAACAGCAATATGATATAATGGACAATGTTGTTCAAATTGTAGACCAAAACCAGTAGGAAAATAAATGGAAATTAAATTTTGTGATAGGTGTGGAAAAGAGACTTTTGATTTAGAAGAAATGGTAATAGATTTTACTAAATTTAATTATTGTAAAGTAGATTTAGAAAAATTACGTATTGAATGTTTAGAATTAAGAAAAAATGCAATAAAAATTATGACTGAAAAATTAGGAAAATAAATGCCAGACATGTCAACTATCGACCCGTCAGTTTTATTCTGTTTATTCCGTGGTGAGCCTGGTACTAGGAAATCGAGTTCAGCTTTATCATTTCCAAAACCTATCTATTATTTTGATTTTGATGGAAAGATGGAAGCATTAGGATTACCCTTGCGCGCGTGGTCAATTAATCCGAAAGATGTTCAATTCGATTCATATACCGATTGGAATTCAGCTAAGAAAAAACTGGAATTATTTCAACTAAATTGTTCATTTAAAACAATTGTAATTGATTCAATCACATCTTGCGCGGATGCGATTAATCGACAAACACTAAAAATAAAAGGAAAAGATGGTGGGGGTAAAACTATCGCTTCAATTCCAGTAAATAGTATAGAAGATTTTAATGCTGAAGATTCGGCTCTTAAAGAATTAATAGCCTTATTAAAAGATATTAAATCATTTCATAAGATTAATGTAATTTTAGTAGCTCATGTCATTCAAAAGGAAATGAAAACTGCTGATGGTAAAACTCATATGAGTAGAGTTATTGTCACAGCAGGGAAAGGAATTGCACAAAAAATACCAGCATACTGTGGTGAAATTTATCATTTCAATATTAAAACCGATTTTGATATTACAAAAGGAGGACAATACGCATGTTTAACTGTTCATACGGGTGACGATATGGCGCGCAGTTCATTACCTGTACCGGCCGAGATAGTATTTGGTAACGATCCACTTTATGATAAGTGGATACTACCTGCTATTAACAAGATGAAAGAACAACCAATTCCAATAACTAAGATAGGATAATATGAATGAATCTATTGGATTAGGTGGATATAATCAAGTAGCAACTGGATATGATATACCTAAGATGGTAAGACAACCAACATTAAAGGAGAGATTAACATTAGCAGTTGAACAAGCTGAAAGAAAGTTAAATGATGTAAAAAGAGCAAAGGAGATATTTGATAAGAATCCTGAATTAGAAGAACTACTCAACATCATGCAACGTGGAAACTTCTAAACACAATAAATCAAAACAACAAGCAAGGAAACAACAAATGCCTATCATCCAATTCTCCGAAAAAGACCTACTTAGAGGAAAAGTAATTACTCCAAGCTGGTACCGTGTAAGAATTGATTCAGTAGGTGAAGCACCTAGTAAAGATGGTGGTTCAACTAATTATCCTGTTGAAGGAACTATCATGTTCAATGGTGATAATGGAGATAAAGAATTTAGTGGAGTTCCACTTGATTGGAATTTCAATAGTAAAGCCATTGGCTTTGCAGTTGGATTTCTACAATCATTTGGAGTAGAGGTTAAACCAGGCGCGCGATTCGATTTAAATTCTGCATAAAGTAAAGAAACTGATGTGTATGTAGAGAATGATACATATCAGGGTCGAATGGTTAATCGAGTTAACCATAAATATCGTGTTCCAAGGACTGAAGTATCTTAATTAAATGTACTGTTCATGCAACTAAACCTATAACCTGCATGGATACTGGAGACTTTAACTGTGAGGCTAACAGGGAGAGTGTCTGAAATGAAAGTCAGGATAAAGTGGTCCTGTCCAGTACACGCGATTAATCAATGCGCGCATGGTGAAATGGCATACACAAAAGACTTAAAATCTTTCGCTAGAAATAGCATATCGGTTCAAGTCCGATTGCGCGCACTCAGTTAATTTAGTAGGAGAAAAATAAATGGGTGACCCAACCTTAGAAAACAATTTCATTTATCACAAACCATTTGGTAATCAGAATGAAAGGTATGAATCACTTAGAAATTTAGCTAAAGAATTAGCTTATGTGATTTTAGAGAAAACACCTAAATCAAGAGAACAGTCATTGGCATTAACTAATTTAGAACAATCAGTATTTTGGGCTAATGCTGCTATTGCGAGAAATGAAAAGGAATAAAAGAGATTCATCCAAAGATTCTGATTAATTAAGTGTTCTACTTTCAAGTCCTTAAATGGAACAAAAGAGCGTTAAGTCGCTAATAGAACCTAATTAATAAAAGAATTAGAGGATGAATAGGGTAACTGTTACTCCACTACTCTAATCCCAAACAGATGTAGGCGGTTTAAAGGTAACAGTTACCCACTTATTTATTAAGGAATAAATATGGAACCAGAAATTAAAGTCCAAACTTCAATAGATAATAGAACTCAGTTATATAAAATTGATATCGCTCTACATGATTTAGTTTCACATCAACGAGTTAAACAATATTTGGGAGAAATGTTAGCAGAAGTAATTAAAACAGCCTTAATGGAACATTATGGAGATATTCAAAAAATAGTAGATGAAGTTGTTTTTAGCCCTGAAACTAGAAAATTAGTAGAAGATTCGATTAGAAATGAAGTAGCTAAACTAGCAAATCAAGCAATTCAAGATATGTTTGGTGAAAAATAATTATGGAAAATATTGGTAATAAAACTAAAGTAGGAAAAATTATTTATCTCAGTGAAGATGGTTGGGGCTTCATTTCAAGTAAAGAAATACCATTCACTAGAATATTCTTTCATTGGACTTCATTAGTTCAAGAAACTTTACATTTCACTGAACTAATTAAAGGAATGGAAGTTGAATTCATTCCTGTTGAAAATGAAGATAAAGGATTCCGTGCTATTAAGATTCATGTACTTGAATCTGAGGTTAAAGATGACGGTACTACAATTAATTGAATTACTAAAAACATTTGACCAAAATTTAGAAATAATCACAACAAGATATAGTGATTATAAGAAAATAATTACAGATGATATTGAATTAATTGAAGTTAGTGCTAGAGACTCAAATAATGAATGGTTAGGAAGAGTTCATAATTGGCAATATATTGGACAATTTCCATCAAAACTCGGAGGAAAAGATGTATATGAAGTATTAAAATCACAAGAAAAAATTAAAACTTATTTACATATTAAGGGAAATTAAATGAGCTATGAAAATGTTAAATGTCCAGAATGTGATGGACCTATGGTATCACGTAAAGGAAAATTTGGTGTATTCTGGGGATGTAAAAACTATCCAATTTGTAAAGGAACTCGTGATTCAATGGGTCGTTCAAAAGAAGATAGAGAAAAAGAAAAAGATTTAGATGATGGTAGATGGGGTAGAGATAAATGACTAAAAAAGAATTAGAGACTATTTTAAAAGTATTAGGTAAAATTAAAGAACCTGATGCTCGTGTATTAGAAGCTATATTTATAGTTAATAAAAATATACAAAATTATGAAGCAAGAAAAGGACAATTAAGAGACTCATATGAATATGATACACTTGGACCTTGGTAAATGAAATATGTTCCTGGTGGTGGAAGTATCGGTGCCAAATTAATGTTATTAGGTGAAGCACCATCATATGCAGAAGTAGAAGCAGGTAAACCATTTGTAGGACCATCAGGTAAAGAATTAGATAGACTTCTCAAGGATTCTAACATATCACGAAGTGATACATGGATAAGTAATGTATTCAAATACGAGATACAACCGAATATAAAAGGAAAAAAGATACCATCATGGATTCGCGCGCGAAACGCTGGCATCAATGTAGAAGAATCACTTAAGGAATTACAGGAAGAAATTAATTCAATCAAGCCTAATTGTATCCTAGCATTAGGTGGAACTGCATTATGGGCTCTTACAGGAATTAAACCTAAATCAAAAAAGAAAAGCGAAGATGATGAAGGTAATATAAAATACCGGGCTGGTTCATTATCTAATTTTAGAGGAAGTATTTTAACAGGAATGGGAACTAAAGTAGTTCCAACATATCATCCAGCTCATTTATTGTATACAGACGCAAGTGAAATAAAAGGATATTGGAATCGTTTTGTGATGGTATTCGATTTCAAACGAGCTAACGCTCAATCAAAATTTCCTGAACTTAAGTTACCTCAAAGAACTTTACAAATATGTCGAAGTTCATTTGAGTTAGCTGAATTTCGCGCGCGTTATAAAGATAAAATTAAGTTATCAGTAGACATTGAAGCAGGTGGACATTGTATACCTATTTGTATTGGATTGGCATTTAATCCCCAACATGGAATGACAGTTCCATTATGGAATAGAGATAATATCAGTTCAATACCTGATAGTGATTTGGTACAAATCTGGTTAATCTTGGCTGAAATATTATATGAAAAAGAAATCATTGGACAAAATTTTAATTACGATAGAGATAAAATCCGAAGGCTTGGATTTTCCATTAGAAAACATATATCCGACACTATGCTCAAAGCCTTCGCAATCAATCCTGAATTACCTAAATCACTTGCGTTTAACACATCCATCTATACGGAAGAACCTTTCTATAAAGACGAAGGGATGTATGAAGGTAGAATAAGTGATTTATTAATTGGATGCGCGCGAGATGCTTGTGTTACCTACGAAGTGGATGAAAATATGGAACCAGATTTAGTTGAATTGAATCAAGTAGAATTCTATAATAACTTTTTAATGAAGTTACCTGAACTTTATCTCAGTATAGAGAATCAAGGATTTGGTATAGATGAAGTTGCGCGCGAACGTCTATTAAAGAAATATATTGCAATGGATGAACAAAATAGATATGAATTATTTAAATTAACTGGAACTGAAATCAATGTAAATTCACCAAAACAAATTTATTCATTATTATTTGATAATTTAAAATTACCACCACGAAAGGGAACTGGAGAAGAAGAATTAACTTCATTACTTAATTTACAATCATTTACTAATAAAGAACATAGAAAAATAGTTGAATTAATTCTTGAAGGAAGAAGAATGAGAAAAGCCATATCAACTTATCTCATGGCCTTACCTGATTATGATGGACGTATGAGAACAACTTATTTTCCATGCCTTGAAACAGGACGTACTAGTACAGGCCAACAAGACCCTCCAATACGTTCAATGGTTGAAGTTATAGATGAGAATGGAAAAAAGAAACAAAAAGTTTTAGGTATGGCATTTCAAACTATATCAAAGCACGGAGAATATTCAGATGTTCGTGAAATATTTATACCATGAATGAATGGATTTTCCTTCAAAGTGACTCATCACAAGCTGAGGCAAGGGTAGTTTCATTATTATCAAATGATGAAGATACTCTTAAATTGTATGACAATCACGACATACATGCTCTTACTGCTTCTTGGTTTTTCGGTGGTTCTGAATCTGATTATTCTAAGAAAGTATTGGGTTTTGAATCACCAATCAGATTTGCCGGGAAAACTTTACGTCATGCGGGAAATCTTGGCGCAGGAAAAAGACGAGCATCAATAGAGTTAAATACACAAGCAAGAAAGTACAAGATTCCAATAGTTATTAATGAAGTAATAGCCGAACGCGCGCTTAAAATATTCCACAATAAATCACCAAAAATACAACAAATATTTCATCATGAGATAATTGAACAGTTAAAAATAAATAGAAGATTAATAGCACCAGTACCCTTTGGTATAAATGCAGAAATAGGTGGAACTAGAACATTTTATGAACGATTTGGAGATGAATTATTTAGACAAGCATTTGCATATATTCCACAGAGAGCAATTAGCGATAACACTAAGGCAGCAGGACTAAGGATTAAACAGATTATTCCTGATATTCGGATTGTATTGGAAAGCCATGATGCTTTACTTTTCTGCATTAGAAAGAAAGACCTTGATATACAAGGTCCAATTATTAAGACAGAAATGGAAAGACCATTGAATTTTAGTAGATGTTCATTATCAAGACGTAACTTGATAATCCCATGTGAACTTGAAATAGGTGAAAATTATAAGGACTTAAGTAAATTTAAATTTCATGAAGGTCTAATCATTACACCAATCATGCCAATTAAAACTATAACAGAACAATTTAGTGTAGTTAATTTACCTGAAGATACTAGATTGGATAATATTATTTATGAGAATGAGATGAGGAAAATATGATATTTATCATTATATTTACGGTATGTATAATATTATTTTTTCCAATAGTTATATATAAAATATATAAGGATAATAAAAATGACATCAAATGAATTACGTTCAATATTTAATAAAACATATGGATTAGGTGAATGGCCTAAATCATTTAATGTAGACCATGAAACATATGCTAATGTTTGTCAAGATGTATTTAATTGGTATGTTAAAAATAAAAATGAAGTAACAAAATATAGCGTTCATATTGAAGGAGAAGAGACAATAATTGAATTAAGTATAGGACCAAATAATGGAATTATGTTTAAAAATGTTGAATTAATTTTGGTGAAATGAAATGAAACAATTTGAATTAACACTAGTAGTTCTTAATAAAGATTTTGATATTGAAGCAAAACCAGGAGCAAGACCAATGATTCAATCAATCGATAAAATTGAAGCTAATGATTTGGTTCATTTACTTAGTCAATTTACATTTGTATTACTTAATATACAAAGAAAAATATATGAAGATGAAATTGGTAATATAAGGATAGATGATGACATTTCTTTCTAATGAACCATCACTAAAAGATTATTTAGATTCAGATAAATATTTAACAAAAGAAGAATTAAAAACATTATATAACTTATTAAAATATCAATATATTTCATATGAAAATATAGCAGCTATTCAACTTGTTCGTAAGATTCGAGACATTTTGTGTCAACATGGCTAGATGATATTGTTAATGAACATTCCGAATTTGAATCACCTCTTACATTTTGGCGCTGGTCTGCACTTGCATCAATTAGTGCAGTAGTAAAGGACCAAATATGGCTACCTCGTTACCTTTATAATTTATATCCAAATATATACGTTATGTTACATGCTGAATCTGGACTTAAAAAAGGTCCACCTGTAGCAATGGCTAGTCAATTAGTATCGGCTATTAATAATACTAAAATAATATCTGGTCGTAGTTCAATTCAAGGTATATTAAAAGAAATGGGAACTGCTCATACTATACCTGGTGGAAAAATATCAACTACTTCAACTGCTTTTATTTGTTCATCTGAACTTAGTTCATCGATAGTAGATGACCCAGTTGCAGCTAAGATATTAACCGATTTATATGATAGACATTATCGAGTAGGTGAATGGGCATCATTATTAAAGATGGAATCATTCAAATTAAGTAAACCAACAATAACTATGTTAACTGCAAGTAATGAGGCGATGTCAGAATCATTTTTTGATAAATCAGCAATTCAGGGAGGATATTTCGCGCGCACGTTCATTATATATGAAAATACTGAAAATCGTTCTAACGCATTACTTATTCCACCTAAATGGATTCCTGATTATAAGAAATCATCTGAATATTTAAGAGAATTAATTAAACTTAAAGGTCCATTCGCTCCAATGGGTTCTCGTGATAAAACCGATATATATACTGAAATCTATACTGATTCAAACGAGACAGGATATTTAACTAAGTCAGGTTTAATATATCAATTATGGTATGAAGAATTTAAGAAAGTAATTAAGGAACAAGAAATTAAAGATTCAACAGGAACATTAAATCGGTTTGGTGATAGCGTGTTGAAAGTAGCTATGTTACTCAGCTTAGCAGAAAAACCAGATTTAATTATTAGTGAAATTGCGATGATTGAAGCGATTGATATATGTGAAAAATTAATAGGAAATGTAAGGCGCGCGACTATGGGTAAATCGGGTTTAAGTGATTCATCAACTATAAAGAATCATATTATACATGAGTTACTTGGTCGGGATAATCATAAAATATCGAGAACTATCTTATTAAAGAAGATGTGGATGCATTATGCTTCGGCTGATGAATTTGATGAAATTATGCTATCATTCGATCAGGCCGGAATGATCAAAATACAAAGTGTAGGTAATCAAATTATTTATCATATGGAAGATAATCAAGTGAATGAGTTGATGAGGTATTTACAAGGAAAGAATAAATGATTAAAAATTTAAAAATTGATACTAAAATAATACCAATCGAAGCAGGCTGGTATATATTAATTTATAATCCAAGAGAAACAAATTCAAATTTAATTCAAGAAGCTTTAATGTCAATTGATGATAATGCACCTGATTGTAATTTTATAATGATTCCATCATACAATCCAGATTCAATTCGTTTACTTAAAACTGAAATACCAGTTAAAATAGAAAAAGAAGATGATTAATTTCATTAAAGACATATTAAAAATTTCAATTGGAACATTCATTGCATTCATTGTAATTGACTATGTATTGAGAGAAAAATGACTGATTATTCAAAAGAAGAATTAATTCATGCATTAAAAGAATCACTTAAATTACAAAGTCATTATGCTGGATTATTAAATATGTATGATAATGGAAGAAGAATGCAATTTGATACAACTGAAAAATGGATTAATCGATTAAGGTTTATTAAACAGGATAGGGAGAAGAATCATGGAAAATTGTAGTGAAATCTCATGTGGTGAAGTTCCTACTCATATAGTGTATTGGCCAGGTAAAAACCCTCCTCCAAAATATTGTACTTTGCATGCTAAAATTGCTAGAAGTATATTATGTACAATGGGAACTAATGTCGAAATTCAATTGAGAGAAGAAATATTAAAGAAAGCACTTGAATATTTAAATCATAGAGATGGATTTGTCAGGATACTGGCTCAGATAGCTTTATTCCATTATGGAGATAAATAAATGGCTATACAACCAACCAATCCTTATGAGTTTCAAAATGTATCTGAAGAATTAAAACGTGGAGAACAACTAACTTTGAGAATGATAGGCAGAGTATTTGGTCAACCTTTTTGGGAAGTATTAGTTTTATCATTAATGGATTCTAAATTAGCTTATGCTGAATTAATAGAAATGTTAGAACAAAATAAGAAGAATGACTAAAGAACATGTATCCATTTATAGACAAAGAATGATAGCACAAGGAAGATGCCCTAATTGTGGTAAAATTAAAAAAGGTAAAGACATAGATATGTATTATTGTTTTGACTGTAGAAAAATATGGGCTGAAAGAAATGGAAGAAGAAATGCCGACACCAGAAGAATTAATGATTCACGGAATAAATTTGATGAAAATGAAAGCACATGATTATACAACTAAAGATAGATATGAAAATTTCACTCGTCAAACTATATTAACATCATGGTTTAGTGAAGAACAAGATAAAGTATTTGTGTCAATTATTGCAATTAAACTTGCGCGCCTCGCTTCACTATTAGGACAAAAAGAACCAAAGAATGAATCTATTCAAGATACATTCATTGACTTGATTAATTATTGTGCTTTGTGGGGTGGGTATAGGACTACTGTAAAGGAATAAAATATGTCAATTACATTCGATCCAAAATCAGGTGATTTAGGACGTAGTATTTGTCCAGTATCACCAATGGAGTTCTATATTCTAATTCCTCATATAGCTTATATACTAGAGCAATTATATGAACATGATGATATATATCATTATCATTATGCATTTGAATTTCCAATTCATTTTCCATCTAAAGAAATTGAACAAATAATGAATAAATTTAATTTACCTGAACATGTCAGTTGGTATAAAACAGATGGAAGAAAAATATTTGAAATACGAGGAGATAGTGGTGGGTTGAGAAGTGGATTAATTTGTTATTTGGTTACTAGTGATTGATTATGCCATCACATCCTGATAGAGTTAGACGTAATTATCATTCAATTGTTATGGGAAATAAACATAACATATCAACAGATGAAGAAATTATATATGTTAAAATTTCACGTCATGTATTAGCAAGTTCGATGCATGCAAGTGAAATATTTCAAGAAGTAATTCGTGCTATTAAAAAAGGTATATTTGATAGATGGAATTAACTTCATCTACTATAAGTTTGTATCCCTTCACCTACAATTGGAAGAATACCAAGAGGAATTAATGAAGGATCTTCTTGTTGTAAATCATATAAATCTTGCATAACTAAAGGTACAGTTCTATTAGCTAAAGCCTTTTTCCATTCAAAAGATTTTCCATCAAAATCTCGACCACGCATCCATGCTACTAATAGAGAAGGAATTGGAGCTAATCTATTTACTGCGAAATTAGCTGCTACATCTGCTCTAGTTCTTTGACCATATTTACCTGCTGTTAAATCAGTTGTTCTACCAGTAACAGATGAAGTAGACTTACCCATCAAAAATTGCGCAGTTGCAACTCCATACTGTCCTAATCCAGCAAAATTATCAATTCGAGTATCACCTATTTTAATTTTCCTAAAATCAGGATTAGTTGGGTCATTAATTACAATAGCACCACCCGCGCGCGCTAACTCTTGTATTAACATTCCAGTTCCTACTACTCCAATAATAGAACGTATTGCTTCCTTGCGAACAATTGGGTCAGCATTATACATTTTAATTGGATTCAACGCTCGATTATACATATCAAATCGGCTTTTCATAAATTTAGGAGCAAAAAATATCTCATTCAAAGCTTTCATTGAAGCTGATTTTTCCATCTTCTTCGTACTCGTATTAAAAGATGGATATTCTAATTTACCAAATGAACCACGACCAGTTGAAACATTAACTGAATTAGCAATTTGTTTACTAGTTACCAAATCTAATTCAGGATTAACTCCTCGATTTTTTAATTCATCAATTAATGAAACGAATACATCCGACCGAGCTTTATTAATGAATGCGGTATTGGCACGCGCGCTTACTTTAAATACTCTACCTGCTGTTTCTCTATATCCTTTTGAAAAGAATGGAATATTACCACCAGTTTCAGCCCAATTAGACCGAAGATTTTCTTCTCCTTTTTTAGTAATATTAGTTAAATCTAATCCAACTTTTTCGGCAAAAGATGGTGTAACTTTACCAGTTAATTCATCTACATTAGATTTAAAATAACCAGATGGATGGTCTATAATAGCTTGTGTTAAAATATCATCAGCTTCTTTTGAACCTAATGATTTATAAAGATTTTTTAAACCAGACCAGTAACCTTTATGAGTTATCAGACCACGACCTTGTCTACCAATAAATGATACATCGAATCCGGTTAATAGCGCGCGCTGTGTATTACGAATCTTTTCATAAGTTGATTCAACTATTTCAGGTGGAACATCTGGACTAGATTTAATGAAGTCTAATTCATCAGATGCTTCATCCATCATTTTTGGTATTTCATCTTGTGGTATAGTCTTTTTAATTTCAACTGGTGGAACTGGTTTACCTTCCAAAACTTCTTTTTTAATTCTATTGGCTTTAGCTACCATCATATTAGCAGCTTTTTGTGGGTCATTCTTCCAATCTAATGGTTCTTGTCCAGTTTGAATAGGAGTAATATCTTTAGCAGCACCTAATCTAGCAATATCATCAGCTTCACTTATTTGTGGACCTACATTACGCATTTCATCTGGTACTGGAGTATCAGTTAAATCATAAATATCAGGTTCACCTACAACTTCAGGAATAGGTTCATAAGTAGGTTGACCAGTATCAGGATTTATTCCAGTTTTCTTATACTGAACTCCACCTCTTTCAACTATATCATCTATTACCTGATGTGGTATTTCAGGTTCAATTCTAGCTAATCCTTGTTCTGGAATTAATTCATCAGTTATTTTAGGTTTAACAGGAGGAATTATATCATCTGGAATAACTGATGGTTCAACAACAGATTTACCAACTTTACTTAATCCTGATTTACCTATTAATTGTTTAGGAAGTAATCTTCTTAAATTAGGTATACCAGATGGTAATATAAGATTTGAAAAGTCACTTAAAGTTTCAGGGCGTGCAGCAGATTGAAGCATTGGATTTTTAGCACTAAATGCTTCACCTAATTCATCACTAATAGATTTTCTAAATCCACCCCACCATGTTTCTGGTTCTTTTTCTGGTTCTCGTCCATAGATAGAATCACCTATCATTTTATTAGGTGAAACTGATTTAGCAAATTTAGTAGTTTCAGGTTTAATTGATTTAGGAGGATTTAATGAAGATACATCTTCCCATACATCATCTTCTTGTACTTCGTCAACGTCAACCCATTGTTCTTGAGCCATTATTTAACTACTTTTTAACAGACCAAGTTTTACCACCATCACTTGATGTAACAACTCTAGTTGCACCAGTAGCTGGATTACGTTGAGTCTTAGTTAGTATTTTACCAGAATTAGGTGGTTCAACTACTGAACCTGTTTTTCTAGGTGGAATAGTTACTGGAGCAGTTTTATCAGTTTTTTCCTCAACAGGAGTTTTTTGACCACCTTTCATATGAAGAACTATTTCATCATATGTTTTTTTATCAGGTCCAGATTGTCCACCATACCAATTCGTACTAGGTGGAGTTATATCTACCATACCAGTATTAGGATTAATTTGAAGAAATTCAGACCATTCTGGATGTTCTTGAATAGCTGCATTGGCACGTAATTGTAATCTAGTTTTAGTTTGTGTAGCTGATTCTGGTTTTCCTTCACCAACTTGACCTAAATTTTTACCTGGTACAACTACTTTTGTCTTGCGTGCTTCTTCTCCACTAGCAGCAATTTGACCTAATCTTTCTCGACCTTGCGCGCCTATTTGTTCTAATCTTTCATCTCCAGTTTCACCAATTTGTCTACTCCTAATATCTCCTTGTTCTCCTATCTGTCTAGAACGAATATCACCTTGTTGAGTAATTTGTCCTGAACGAATATATCCCTGTAATTCAAGTTTTTCCCTATCAGTTAATGTATTTTTAGATTCTTTATCTCTAAGCAAATCAATTCTTTGTTGTGCTTGTTCATTTCTTACATCACCCTGACTTAATCGTACATCACCCTGTCCTATCCTTTGTTGTGCTTGACCTAATCTAATATTTTGACCTTCAATTTGAGCAGCCTTACCTAATCCACCAGTTCTCATTTCCCAATCAGCTACTTTTTTCTCATAAGGAGTATTCATTATTGCTTCAGTTTGGGCCATATTGAATGGTTTTTCACCCCATCCTTTATCACCTTGTAATGCTGAAAGCGCGCCAGTTCCTAACATTCTTAATATATTAGTTTTACTTCCTAATCTATCTCGTTGAGGTGGATTTAATACTGATTCTCTAAATTGGTCTAATGCTGATAATTCATCTTCTTGTTCAGGTTCATCACCAAAATAATTAGGAGTAGTTTGTCTAGATGGTAACATTTCAGATTCAGATTCATCATTACCACCAAATTGAACTGATTTAAATGGTGATGGTTCATTATTTTCACCACCAAATAAATTTTTTAATCTATTTATTTGAAGAAAATCTTGTAAACCCATAATTATCCACCAGTAGCTTTACCAACTTTTCGTAATCCCTGACTAACTAAACCACCACCAGGAACCATACCTAAAGCAATAGGTAATGCAATTTTACCTACTTTTTTAAGACCACCACCTAATTTACCCCAAAATCCTTTTTTCTTCTCTGGTTCTGGAACTGGTTGTGCTGAACCACCTCCACCGCCACCACCAATTAATCCACTTAATCCTTGTAATCCAGCTAATTTACCACGTTGTACTTGTTCTGCTAATCCGGCTTCAGCATTAGTAGCAGCATCTGATATACCTTGACCTTGTTCGCGCGCCATACGTGCTTTTAATGTGCCAAATCCAGGTGAATAACCACCTTGTAATGCTTTTTGTCTTTCAACATTTTGCATTGCATTAGCATAAACCGCGCGAACTGGAGATACAGCGCGCGCACGCATATTACTAATATCTAATGGAGAAAACCCACCAGTTTTAGCAAAATCTTTATAACCGCTTAACACTTCACCGTATGGTCCTGTTCTACCTCCTCCACCTCCACCCGGTTTAACTGGAGCAATAGGAGCAGGAACAGGTTGTTTCTTTTTACCCATTTTATATACTCAAAATTAGAACTTGATTATCTGATACTTTAAATTGAACTTTCTTAAGATGTTCAATCCATTCGGAATCATCATGGACAAATGCATGTAATTGATTAAAACCAAATTTTACAGCTGTGTATATTGAAGTATTCATTATTTGAATTAATGCGTCTTTTCTATCTCTAACTGAACAATTCTTGTTCGTTAAAGTGATAATTTCCATAATTGGTTTAACTCCACCAATTGAAATTATTTTCTTATTATCATCAGTTACAACAAATACATCATAATATCCAGTTTCAAAATGAGGATATTCATTATCATTATAAAAAGATTCATATATCCTTTTGATTTCAGGAATATCTTCATTTTGAAATTCTCTTAATTTCATTTATTAACCAAGAATAATTTCATCACCAGTAATAGTAATAGTAAGAATATTATTAGTTCCTGCACTCAAAGTTACAATTTCTGCTGCGTCAACAACAAGATACATAAATATATCTCTAACAGAATCAGTTACTCCAGCCGCTGCTGCAGGAATTGAATAAGAACTCCATAATCTAGTTCCAGCAGCATCAGCTCCTACTGATAGTGTAAATGTAACAGCAGAACCAGATGGATTTGATATATGTATCTGTCGAATAATAGTTTTCGTTAATGCTGGAACTGTATAAACTGTTGTTGGTCCAGTTGCAATTACAGCCGGTCCTACTAATCTTTTTGGAATACGTGCCATTTTATCCTCTAAAATTAATTACTGTTTTTTACAATGAAAATGATCAATTTTATTTAAACGACAATAGTCTACTAACAATCGCCAAGTTTCTAAACGTCTTAATGCTACATCAGCAGAATCAACTGAAGGCATAACAATTCCTTCAATAGTATTATCATCATTCCACCAAATTGATGCTTCACTAGTATCAAGATAAGTAATAGTTAATTTAAATTGATGTGCCATTTATTATTCTCCTTCTATTTTATTACTAATTAATTTTTTGATTTCTTCTTCTAATTTAGTAATATGTTTTTTAAGTAAATATAATTCTACTTCCTTTGCACCAAGTAGTAAAAGTATTTCTTGTATATCTATACTATTCATATATTAATCAGGACTTCCTATAACTGTTCCAAGTGGTAATTTACCATCAATTACTAATCGTTCTAAAATTCGTCGTTGTAATGAATTTATAGAAAGATTAGTTTTGTTCAGTGCTATTATAAGTGTTGTAGCTATTGAACCTTCATAATTTAATTCTATTGATTTTCCATCAGTACCTTTTAAACGAATAGATATATATGCAGCATCTAAATCCATATCTAATCGTCTAACAATATAACTAGTAATTGTTTTTATAATTGGTGATGTTAAATTTAAAGATTCAGCCATAATTTATTACCAAGTTGGAATATATCTTGTTGTTCCATTATCATTAATCGGAATCCATTTAGTAGGATTACCTGCTGCGGGTGCATTAGCTAAAGTTCCGGCTCCGGCAGCAGCACCATTATTAAATGCAGTAGTAGAAACTATTAAAAATGCCCCTTGACCTGTTGTAATAGTTCCTAATACACGAAGATTTGTTGCGCCAGGATCAGTAGTATCGCCAATGGTAATTCCGCTTGAGGAATTAATTAAAAGGCCCCTGATAGCTGTTACCGATCCATTAGGCGTTATATTTAAACTTAATTGAGCTCCTTGGTTTGTCATAGTCCAGTTTTCGGTAGCTTGCATCTGAATACCAGCCGCTTGAGTACTCGTAAAACCAGTTGATAAAGAACCTCTAGCCTGAAAAAAGAACAAGGTATCCCCACTTTGTACAGCGCTGGGAGTTCCACTTGTTCCACGACTACTCCGTGCTAAGAAATTGTTAGAAGGAGAAGATGCTCCCCCAGAATAGGTGTCTGTAATCAATGTACTACTAGTTTCTGGACTAAGCATGTGTAAGACAGATAATGGTGTTGATGTACCAAGACCTAATCTCTTGTTAGTATTATCCCAAAAGAAATTAGAGTTATCTTGATTATAAATACCACTAACTCCAGCAAATACAATAGAACCTAGTGTAAACTGAGTTGCAGTTCCAGTTCCTCCATTCGTAACTCTTACAGGATTTCCTAAAATGCCTATTACATCTGCAACTAAAATTATAGGTTCTGCTGCATCTTCACCATCTATTCCTGGTGGTCCCATTAAACCAGTAAAACCCTGTATTCCAGTTGCACCAGTTAAGCCAGTTAAACCTTGTATACCAGGTAAACCATCTAATCCGTCTTCACCATCAATACCAGGAGGAAAACCAGATATTCCAAATGGAGAAATAATAGTAATTTTCTCTTCAATATCTTCTATATCTTTAAGAATTAAATCACGCGATCTTTCAATTCTCTCAATTAATTGAAATATAGTTTGATATAATGCGTTATTTTTAACTTGAGTATGTGAATTAGCTAAACTCGTCTTAAGTTGAGCGAAATCTGGTTGAACTGGTGGTAATTTGAATGCCATTTACTTAGTTTTTAATTTTTTAGAAAATCTAAATCCTTTAAGATTATTTTTCCGTTTTTTCTTAGGAATATCCCATGATTCCTTAGGATAACTATGACCTTCTTGAAATTTATTTGTTCTTGCCATAAATTACATAGGATATTCAGAAAATACAGGTTTAGTGAATATAATTATTCTATTTATTTTAAATTTTTCATTAATTACAGTAGTTTTCAGTTCAAGTTGCGCGCGTTGCTTTTGAAAATTTGCAAGACGAGTTGGTTGAATATCATTTAATAATGACATAGTTAGTGAAATTAATGTCTGTGATTCAATTCCATCTAGTGAAATAAATCGAGGTATAAGACTTCCTGTTCCATTTACTCTTAATCTTATACCTGTTATATGAGAAATACTTTCTTCGCCCATTTTAATTATCCAAACTAATCTCCGACGAAAGCAGTTTTAATAAATGGGTCAGGAATTTTCAAATCAAGTTCAACACCACCATCAATTACAGTATCATCAGTTTTATCAATTTCAACAAAATATAATCCTGAGTATTTATTTACTGCTAATGATAGTACAAATGGACAACTATCACTTGTAACAAATCTAAACGTAGGAGAAACTCCCTGATCGACATCTAAATAAGAAAAATCTGGAGTAGTAAAATTTCTCAATATGCTAACATCACTTAATTTAATATTTATAAATCTAGAGAAAGTATCCGATTGATGTAAAAATAACCAAAATGAAATTGAATCATCATTAGCATATCCAAGCCTTGGAGATACGAATGTATATGGAACAACTGGAGCGGTAAAGGTATTTAAAATTGCACCTGCAGAACTATATACGCGAACAAAAATATCATCAGTAGCTGATTCGTGATAAAGTGCAACGACCTCGCCATTTTTCATAACTAATAAATCTTGAACTATTTTATTAGCTACACCTGCTGCAAAATCTGCTCCAAATGCTGCACCAGCTTTATTCCATTTTTTGATAGCAGCTCCTACTGATCCACCTACACCCGCTACATAAACAGATAAATTATCGTGACTGTTAGCTATTGCAGTTATCCCAAATCCAACCATAACCACTGGAGAACTTAAAATACCAGAAGAATCTACAGTGACGTATTCAATTGGAAAAGTTGGTGCTGAACCCTTACTTCCAATATAAAACTTTTTTGTTTCTCTAGAAGTTCTAATAATTGGAGTTGCTTGCTTCCAATCATATACTATATTAGCTTTTAAAACTAGACTAGAACTATATAATTTTAATCTATCAAATTCAATAAATTCATCTCCAAATAAAATTTCACCTGTTGTTGGTAAATAATCACCAGATTCTCCAGGTGGAAGTTGCTCAGAAAATTTCAAAATTATACCAGTATTATCATTTATGTATCCTGCTCCAAGACCAGCATAACCAGCAGTTATAAAAGATGGTAGAATTGAAGCTGCTCTGATAAATATTGAACCAACAGGAGATAAGTTATTTTGCGCTCGTAATATACTAACATTAAGAGTAGCAGGGTTAGGATTACCTCCATTTGGAATTACTTTGAAAAATAATATCCTACCAGTAAGAGTAGGAATCTGAGACATTAAATTAGAACCAATTGAACCTAATGAAGTTGTATCATTATCTATAAAAACTTCTGTATTAGGCTTATATACTATAGGATCGCCATAAAATCTAAGACCAATTATTCCATCTGCACCAACAGGAGTATATCTATACCAAACAGTAAATGTAGTTCCAGCATCGTGAATTCCAGTTTGTATATTAGTATAATCAAGTGATGGAATAACTATTGCGGTTGCAGATGTAGTATTAGTAGGAGGAGCCATTTTTTACCGAAAGAATCAGACTAACTGATTATTAGATCCAATGATTAGTTTATTTGTTTCTACCAATGTAATCGTAGTTACCTCAATATCAAATTTCCATTTAGCCCATCTAATTTGTTTAGCACTCATTGAATTAGAATAATCCGCAATTAACATTTTCTTATCAGGTAAAGTAAGATAAATTATCTGATTTAATGAATCATTCATTATTTGAATTTTAGAAAAATCATTTCGTGCGAATGAAAACCATAAATCACGTATTTTCCATGATAATTCAGGACGAGTATATGCTCCATTAAATAACATTAATCCAGAATAATCAACTATTAATAGGAAATCTACGTTAACTCCACCACTATCTAATACAGTTCCAACACCATGAACTGACGCACCAATACCTTCATCTACTACAAATGGAGTCCAAGTAGAAGGAACATCTTGATTATCTGAAAATCCAACAGTTCTAGTCTTTTTAAATAAATAAAGAACATCTCTAAATTCTTGCGCGTTTGTAATTGGATTTCCATCTAATGGCGCAATTAAAACTCCATCAACTTGGTCAATAGCTTCTGGTTCACCAGGATGTGATACATATGCAACAGATATATCAGTAAAAGTTGTCGTCAGAACCATCGAACCATGATAAGTAGTTAATCTAACCCCTGCTGGTATAGATGAAAAATTATCAATTAAATGTGAGGCATCTTCTAATAAATCAATATCAAAAAATGATATTACTTTACTTGTAGTAGTATTATCATCAACATTTCCACCAGGTACAAAAAAGAATTGAAATCCATCTTGGTCCCCATTATAATCTTTAATAAATTTAGTTGCTACAATATGTCGTTTAGTTATATTTGAAGGACCAATAGTAATATTAGATATAGTATAACCCTGAGTCGTAAGAACTGAAGTTGCTTTTGCAAATACTTCAGGTCCAGGTGCAGTTAAGTAACCCGTATCAGTTTCATAAACTACTGCGAAAATGTGAAAACCTAAATCACTAAATGTTCCTGCTCCAGGTGTAGCAACTAATGCAGTACCTGTAGGTGGAGGACCAGCAGCTTTACGCGCGGCAGTTCCATCCCCTTTATATACATAAACAAATTCGTTTTGTAATCCCCTTTGAAAATTAATTCCAAGTGCATTAGTCTCAGTTTTAAATGGAGTTATGAATGCACGCCCTGCTATTGCCACGAAACCAAAATCAGTCATTGCGGGAATAGTTAGGATAGGTCCATGTACTACAGTAGAACTAACTACATGATAAATTGAACCTCCTTCTACTAAAACAAGTAATGATTCACCAGTTTGCATTACATAATTATATATTCGTAATACATTACCTAAAGCAGTTGCAAGTGATTGATATAAATTAAGTCCATCTCTTGTTTCAACTCCCGATTGAATAAATTGAATATTTTCACAATCAGTAAAATGATCAATTGGACAGACTTCTGCATCTCCATTTCGCCATAATCCATTGAACTCCTCTAATAAAATACTATTATGGTCTCTCATTTTAATTAAGGACTATCCTATATGACCCACCTTAACTTATCCCGGAGCAGATATAAATTAAGCATATAGGATAGTCCATCTCGCTAATTATCTTTAATTATCTTTAATTACTTGAATTGCATCAAGTGTAGTTACTGCATCTCTATTTCCATCAAATGCTGGATATTTTGTTGTTCCTGATACTGTAGGTTGAGTTCCACCTGTAATTGCTGTAACTTCAAATGGAATGTTTACAATATCTCCAACTACGAAATCATGTTGAATCTTGTCTTTTGCCATCTTTTTACTCCTTTTCTTTTTGTTAATTAAGCAGGAACAGCTACAATTTCATCAGCAGCACCTGTTCCCCAATTTCTCCAAACATCATCAGTTCCCGGTTTATAACCTTTTGCAACAGTAATATTAGCAGCAACATCAGGAAAAATATTTTTAATCACTTGATTAAGTGAACCTTGCGCTGCTACTGCAACAAGATTAACTTTGAAATTAGCATCATTAGCAGTTTGTCTAATATAATTATGATCTACTAGACCTTCTGTTAATGACATACCAATTGCATTAGTATTTCCATTAAATCGATTTCTTGCAATTCTCCAATGTGAAGGAACTGCAATTCCTGTACTAATTCCTTTAATAGCAGTTCCAGTTAATCCTTCAAATCGATTTTCTTCAATTACTACTCTTGAACATCCACCAACATCCTCAATTCCAATTCCAGTTGTTCCACCAACAAAATAACAACCACGAATTATAGCATGAGAACCATCCATATCAGAAGCAATTTCTGCTCTAGATAGTCTAATACATGCAGATGAAGTATGAGGAGAGAACATAATATTCTCAATAGTCCAACCTTGTTCTCTTAATTTAAGTAGTGGAGTAGCAGCTACAGCACCAGATGAGGGAGGTAGCCATGATGCACCACCACCTGTTGGTACACCTGCATCTGTAGCTTGTCGCGGTCTATTTGCAGCACCAAGAATTGTTACATCAAATACATCTTGTGGTGCTATTGCTTGTTCTCTTAATACACCTGAAAGATAAATTAAATCTCTCGAAAGAAGATTTGGAGCTAAATCAGTAAATGTAGTGAAACTATTTCTAGGTCCACCTCCTTGTGGAAACAAATACCAAACTTTATTAATTACACCATAGTCATCTAAAACCGCGCGCCTGTTCTCTTCTCGAAGTGTACGCCAATAACCATGTTGTGTCATACCATACTCCAGTTCACTGATGAACCAGCACTTAATTGTGCCGGAGTCTTATTCTATTTAATTAAAAACCACGACTCTTGTATGCCGCTCTAAATGGACGTTTACGTGTAGTTACTGCTTGGCGACTCTTAGTACTGATTCCCATAGTTCTATCTAATGCTAACATTGCAAGACCATTAAGTTCACCTGCTCTAGTAGGATTCTCTCCAATAAATTGACTACAAAGAGCAGCAGTTTTATAACCTAAATATGAGAGTGAATTTAATACAGGTAAATCAGTTGCAATCGCACCAATTAATATGGTAGTAAAAAGTGATTTAACATAATCTAATTTTATATCAATATCAACATTTGCTACAATTAATTTAATTTCTTGTTCAATCCATGCCCAAACTAAAAGTTGATTAATTGTTGTATTTTCTAAATCATGTGGAAGAAATTCTTTTCTAGTCATAGGAATGAAAAGATTTTCTCCTTCTGGACTTTCCCATATTTGTTGAATTTCAATTAAATCTGATGGAAGCACTGGTGTAGTTCCTGTAAATGCAATTCTAGATGTATTAAGTGGAACATTGAGTAAAGCAGAAGTATCATTAGTTACAGGAATATTATTTAATTCAAAATTTTCTTGTAATTCTCTTAAGGCCATATTTAAATAAGGTAATTGTGCTGCATCTGTGTAAACAGATTGTGCAGTATCATTCATTAAACTAGCCGACATATCCATTACTTCAGCAGGTGTAGGCATTATGTATAAATCTTTTCAAAAATTGGATATGGTAAAATTGGAATTACATCACCTTCTTTTATTTCTTCAAATGATTCACTTTCAATTATTAGACTAATATATCCCCATCCAGTGTAATCGTCAGTATATGCTCGAATAAACTTAGCATCTTTTGGTAAAATATTTGCAACTACTCTAACATTAATTGTATCTTCTTTACACATACTAAGAAACATAAAAGGAGATATTTTAAGTATTTTATGTTTCATATTTAACTCGCGAAAACTAAACCAAGCTTTTTAGCTAATTCAGGATTATCAATTGCTTTACATGTTGGACATATTGGGTAGGCAGGATTCTTAAGTGAACCACATGCCTTACATCTAACCAATTCCATTACCTGAACATCTCTGAGCCATTCTTTATTAGTTAAATTCAATTCATTCGCAGCAAGACGCATATCCTCTGAAATAGTCAAAGGATTACCATTCGAGCGCGCCCAAAGAATATCACCTAATTTCACTAATTCAGAAAACCAATTTCGTTGTCTAACTAATGCTTCATCTAATTCTTTTTTATATTCTTTCTTTAATTTCTCAACATCATAACTACCTGGAACATAGAATAAACCAGGCATGATATCTCCCATATTACAAGCAAGAATACCATTACAATAATCTTTTACAATTGAATCAGCTATTTGAATAGATGAATGAGGTATTTCTAACATTGGTTGGCCTTCATCGGTCTCTTTCCACCATGATGAAGAACCAACAACTAATAGAGCAGGTTTATCATACGAACCTGGAGGAATTATAAACCGGCCCGGTTGAATTGTATGTTTTACTTCATCAATTTGTTTTGGAAGAATTGATACAACAGTTGATTTATCTAATGGATTAATCGGGGCACGTATTAAACGTCGATTCATATCTCCGAGAGTCATAACAGCCATTATTTTATTCCTCTACTTAATTTCCTTAGTAAAACCAACACCTTGTTTATGGGCTAATGCATCACCGATAATTGTCTCGTTACCAAATAATTCATCTTGGATTGATTGTAACTCTACATTCTTTTTCTCAATTGCTTGGGATTCAGTTAATCCATCGTCAGGATCTTTGTATTTAGTGTATGCACCTTTAGTTCTAACTTGTTCATGCACAGTTTCTATTACAAATTTCGCGCCAGCCCATGTTGGTTTAGCTGGAAATCCTTTTATATCTTCAAATACCCATAAAGGTTCATAGCTAATTTTAGCATCTGCTAATTCTTTTTCATTCATAAATGGAACTGCTGTCAATCTTTCTAATAAATACTTACTTTTAATCCATTGTTTATATTTTGGTAATTTTCTGATTTCAGGATAAAGTAATTGAAATCCTTCATCTGTATAATTAGTTGATCTCATTTCAAATTGATCTTCTGACCATACAATACGAAAATTAGGCATATTTTCTGTTTCACCATAATTCTCATGTAATCGTTTATTTATAATTTCAAGTGTTTCCATTTTATTAAGTACGCGTTCCTGTTACTATTATAATTCACTAAACGCGCAAGGGTGAATTATTAGCTATCTTACGATAGATTAAACTACAGCAGCGATGTAATACTTTCCTTGTTTAGAATCATAAATCAACGCGATAGGTCTGTTAGTTACTGTTGTATAACCTACCAATACATTTCCACCAATTCCAATTACAACTGGTGTATCTGTAACTAACCACAATACATGATCTCCAGTTACAGGAGGTGTAATTGTAGCAATAGCTGTTGCACCAGTCGTCTTTGTCAAAAGTGTAGTAGGAGCAATTGTTGTAGCTGATGTAATACTCTTTGCTCCTGGTTGTAGTTCATTTTGAACTGAACTAATATTTTGAAAATCAAGATCACTCATTTTGTTTACCTCCTTTTTTTATCAGTACCCAGTAGGCACAGCCAAAGCATCTATGTAACTACATCCTGCTGGGTTGTTAACGAAAGTTTGCATTCCCACAACCATGTAGAAGATATCTGCAGCAGCCACACCACCTGATGCTCCTCTAATCTCAAATATCTTTCTACTATCAGTTGTATAGAAACCTAATGGTAGAATTTCACCACGGCCCCATACATCATCTGTAACGAAATCAATCCTTTTCTTATCCCATTGATAAGATGGTACAACTGGCGCGCCTGCCATTTGCATTGAATCGAAGTACAAATCCAATGCTTCTTCTTTTGCTTGTTTATGAATGATTGAAACTAATTGTCCAATACTTTCATAAGCCTGTTTCTGAGCAGGATGCATCCATGCTTTTGGTGAAAAACTATTGTCAATTCCAATTCGATTGCCAATTTTATTAATGGCAAGTCTAGGAAGTGGAAGTGATAATGCAGCGTTACCAGCATTTACTCGATTCGCGCGAATTTCAGGTGTAGTCGCTCTACTAAATCCAAGCCAAGTTCCAGTAGATGCATTAGAATGATGATATGGCACACCATACAATGCAGGTAGAGACAATGGACTAGAAATACCTGCTGTTACAATCAGGTCCGTAGCGACCGCGCCAGCAATAGCAGGAGTTACTGATATAGTTTTATTTTCTTTATCGTAGAAAGTAACTGTACCAGAACCACGATTTGTAGCAAGCGTAGTATCAAATACCTGAACTGTTTGACCAAATCTGATTAGATTCGCACCGAATCCATCAGTAGTCATAGTGTAAGTATCTACACCTGCTGCTACTGCAACTGTGGTTATCGTACCGATAACTCCATTTCCGGCTTGCATCATTTGAGCATCTAACTGACGACGTAATTCATCTAATGCCGTAGCAGTTAAACGCCGAACAGAATTAGTAATAGCTTTCCGTTCATCATCTGTTGCCCACTGACTTAACTTAGTATATTCAATATTCTCTGATACGAATACACTAGTCAGTACAGCCTTATCAAATGTCGGCCCACCACCACGTCCTAAATCTCCACCATCAGCATTAAAATACTGAAATGAACCACCAGGACGTAATTCTAATGGAATACGCATCTGTCTATTACTGATTTTCTCTACATCTCTCTTTTTAATGTTAGAGAAAAACTTGTCGTCCCGTTCAAAGAGTACCCGAATCTTCGGAATCACTCTTTCCAGCTCTAAAGCTGTTACTTGTGATTCAACTAATGCCATGTTAACTCCTCATCTTAGTCTTGCATAAGATAATCAATACTTCTCATGCCTTTTGGAATTTCGCGCGCCTTGTCCTTATCAGTACGATTCCCACCAGATGAGGATGAGGAACTTCTGGTTTTTCCTACTGGTAATGGACCTTTCTTATCCTTAACTTCATCGTCAGTATCATCAGTAATCTTTTTGCCTAGTCCTTTTAAGGCATCATTTCTGGACTTTTTAATTACTGATGGTAATAGTGTCTTTGCTTTAGATAGATAAGCAGAACGAATTCGGTCGATAGATTGTTCACTGAAATTAGAATCGATCGCGCGCGTCCATAATTTATCTAATAGTCCTTTGAATCTAGTATCTTGTCCGATTAATTCATCTAAATGTTCTTCGGCTTCTCTAATTGCATGTCTCTTAACATAATCACTCATTGTATCTTTAGGATCAATATTTTTATCAATTGTAGATTTAAGAATATTAGTTATTCTAGTATCTAAATTCTCTTGAACTGATACTAATTGTCTATGTGTAAATTCTTGTTCTCTTTCATTAATTTCTTCTTCTTGTTTATTTTCCTTAGACTCATTTTTTGAGAGTCTAGTTGGTCTATCATATTCATTTTTACCAAATATATATTTATTTAATATTCTAGCAGCTTCAGTTAAATCTTCATCTTTTTCACCAACCATACTAGCAATAGTATGTTTAATAATATTACCAATAACATGATAATATGCATTTTCATCTACCTTCTCTAATGAAGGAAGATAATTATCTACAATTCTATTAAATGCTTCTTGGTCATCAGATTTAATAGCACGGAGAATATCTTCAGTCGAACCTTGTAAAAGACTCGCTTCATAATTATCCAATGCCGTTGCTTTTTCCACGGCATTCTCAGCATCAGAAATTGTAGGAAGGAGTTCAGCATATTTCTGTTCTCTATAATATGCCTTTTCAAGATATGGAAAATCTTTAAATAATGTAGGATACTTTGCTAGTATTTCTTTTTTACGAGCTGGAACTACTAATTCAAGTTCATCTTCATCAAGGTCTTTTTCTTCATCTTCTAATTCTTCTTCTATTTCATCTTCAATTGTCTTTTCTTTATCATCTTCCTTATCATCTTCTTTTTCATCTTTGTCTTTATCTTTATCTTTCTTTTTATCTTCATCTAAATCTAATGTTTCTTCTTTATTATCATCTTCACCCATGAATTCAATTGCATCATCTTTTGATAATTGCTTATCTTCAATTACTGTAGTATCATCAATAGCCATTTTTCACCTATACAGTTGCTACTTCCTGACCATCAGCTAATGGCATATTACTACCATCAGTTTTTTCATTTGGAACTTGACCAGCTTGTTGTTCAGCCATCATATTCTGAGCTATAATATCCATATGTCCTTTCATGTGTAAAAGAACATTTTTATAACCTTGTGGATTTTCTACTTTTAATAAACGACCCACTGAACTAACTAAATATCTACGACATATATCAGCTTCAATATCGTGATTATCTACTAATGGATCAACTTCAACTGATGGTAATTCATTTTCTTGCATTTCACCAGTCATAGGATCAATTACAGGCATTCCTGTCATTTCATCTATCATTGGTTCAACAATAGGTTCAGAATTAATTAACATACGAATTTCTTCGTATTGTTTTTGTCTATCATCTTCACCTGGTATAACAAAATCTGTAAGTCCAATTGCTTCTGCAATAAAATGAGAATTTTCAGGAGATGCCATAGCTTCTTGAATCTTCGGATTTTGATTTTCAAGAAGTTGCATTATAATATCTTTTTGTTGAGCCCAAGTAATTGGTAAATTTTCATTAGCTTCTAATTCCATTCTACCAATTTTTCCTTCTAATTCAGCCCGGCGAATGAATACATTTATGAAATTACCTTGTTCGTCCATCTCGACATTCTTCTCATCATCTTTCATTTCTTTAATATACATTGGAATTGCTTTACTATATATAGTTTTCCACCATATAGTAAGCATTTTCCATGTATTCTGGAGTCGCTGGAGCGCCTGGGCTCTAGACATTGAATATTGTGATGCTGTTCTACTACCTTCTATCGCGCCACCAAATAAACTTGGTAAAGCACCTGATACTATTTGAGCCAATTCTTGAATTTGTTGAAAAAATGGAAGAACTTCACCTGATAACGTCGCTGTTTTTACTTCATGAAATCCTTCACTTAATCCTTTACCTGATGCAGCTTTCGCTGGAAATATTCCACCTGGTAATACTTCAGTTTGTTCATATTGTTTAAAATTTAATACAGCCGGGTCTGCGAAAGTTTGAGGAATGCCATGTTCCATTGTTTGAAGTACTAATGAAATAATATCATTTGTAATATCTTGTGGACTAGTAAGTAACATACCCAATGGATCATGGTGAATATAATCGGACATTGGATTGTGTGAAAGAGTCCAACAATCATCTAGTGATTCATTTTCAGCATCAGCAAAATAATCATTTACTAGAACTACCTTAGCTCCATCAGGATATAATTTCTTTAATTTTTCAGAATCATCTTCATTTAATATATTGAATGCTGATGACCGGAGCCAATTATTTCTAACAGTGACAGTATCCATTGGATACTCACCATTATATTGTGGATTTAATCTAGCCCATCGTTCATATGGATCATATAATCCACCTGAACCTGGTCCGATTTTAGTCTCTAGCTTTGACCTAAGATGTCCATATCGTTCAATTGCATTGGCGTAATGAGTCTCATATGAAAATATTAAATAAGGAGTATCTTCCTGTTTCATTGCATAATTAGGAATCTTAACATAAAGTCCACCATATATTTCTGTACATATACGTGATTTTGGTTTAGTAGTCTTACCAATTAATCTAGTTACAATTAAAGGAGATTTTTGTAGTTCTGGGTCAAGTTGCGCGCCACATTCAGGACAAATTGGTCCTAAATCATTTATTACATTTTTTATTTCAACATCATCGTCACCAGGATTAAATTCATCTAATTCTCTATTACTAAATAATTCATCTGCTAGTTGCTCATTACAAACAGGACAAATACGTTGTTCTTCAGTAGTTTCCTCATATTCATCTTCCTCATATGTTCCATACTTTTCATCTTCTCTAGGATATGCATAACAAGCAATCATTCCTTCAGTACAAAAGACGAAAAGTGCATGAAGCCAAAGTAATACAACATCATTATGACGATAAATTAATTCACCTATCTTGTCACCGGCTTTAGCTGTTGCCAAATCCAATGGATTATCAGCATCATCAGGATAACATTTAATAGGAGGTATAGTAATTGAGAGAGCAGCGATGATAGACTCAAGATACGCACGGAATATATTAATAGGTTTATCATAATAAGACTGATTAGAGCTATCAGCATTAATTTGATCATCCCATACACGCCAATCGTGGGCTACTTCCGAAAACCATATTCTTTGAAAGCCGTCCCACATCAATTTTAATCGTCTCCATGTTCGTATCTGTCTTTCTCTTGTGGCCCTATCTTCCTTATCAAAATGGTCACACACTTCCTTTAATAACTTTTGAATGTCTTCTGGAATTTCCTTTTTCTTATGTGACATTATTTATCCTCCATTGAAGGAGGCAAACAAAATATAGTTTTATTAGTACAATAATATCCACAATTAGGACATAATATGTCCTGTTCTTTCCATAACCATTTAAGAAAATTAAGAATAAACATTATTAAATTAAATTAAGTAAATGAAACAGTATGAACATTAGATGCAATAGTCCACGAAACAGTTGCAATTGAATCAAGATCTAAATCAATTATTTTTCCATCACTTAATGTTAAAGAAAGTACTTCTCTAGCTAAATCTACATTAATTAATGTAACACCATTAAATACTTTTGTAGTTAATTGAATTGCCGGTCCAATATCAGTAGTAACGGTAACATTTGCTGTTGCTGCCATTTTATCTCTCCCTAGATTTTTTAACTTTATCTGATGGACCTAGTGATTTATATTTATTTGAAGTTGCATAGAAAACAGATTTACCTTTTTTATCTCCATACTGTTTCTTCATGGAAGACATTACTTTTTCGCCTGAACCTTTGAAGTACTTGGACAGAGGCATTATTCATCTTTATCTTTAGGAGTCATTGCATCTGAAATTCGTTGAAATGGATTATACTTACTACTAAATTCTTGTAAAATACTCTTCTTTTTCTTTTTATGCAATCCAAGTTCTCGTTCTCGTCTTTTACCTTCTCTAGTCTCAGCAGGTAATTGTATATCTCCTTTTGGAACTTTTCCAAAACTACTAAAAATTCTAGATAATAATCCTTCCGATGGTCCTGTATTAGCCATAATTTTTTCTCCTATTTTATATTTTCAGAAATACCTAATTCTTTTTCCAAAACTTCTAATGAAGCTGATTTTTCAACAGATGGTTTAGGTGCATTTCTCAAAAGTTCAGCTTTTTTTCTATCTTCTGCTTCTAACATTTGTCTGCGAACAGTCCAAGGAATATTTTTTGGTTGAATTGGTTCATATTCAACTAGTGTTGGATTAACTGGTAAAACAGGATTAAGTAATTTATCTAATAGTTGTTTCTTCTCATAATTACTTTGTTCTAACATCATTTTTAAAGTTTCACATGATTGACAAATAGAATCTTCATGTTTCTGCTCAATACATGATGGGCAATGTGGATTAAATAATTTGTGAAACCAATTAGTCATAATCCTAATTCTACTTTCAATTCAGCTAAATGCTTCTTTTTAGATAATTCTTTTTCCATTCCTATACCAATATCATATGCAGTTCTACCATGCCATCTTAATGATGCTCGATCATTAGGATCAGGATATATTTTTCCTTTTGCAGCATAAAATTGACCTACTTCATTTTCAAAATCTTTCCACCAAGTATTTTCATCTGGATATGGCTGTGTCATAGGAGGATTTGGAGGAATTGGAGGAATTACTACTTCAGAATTAACTGGTGAAACAAATCGCGTAGCAATGTATGAACCTTTATCTTGCCAAATTGGTTTAGCTTGTCCCTCAGCATCAACTAAACAATCGTAATGAATTGCAGGAGTAACAGTAGTTAGAATATCACGCGCGATTAGCTTACCTGTTGTTGGTTGTCTACAATTACTTCCTTGTGGTTTTGACAGTAAACCATATCCTTCAAATCTATGAATCCATGCAACTTTATTTAACATTTCTCCTAATTGGTCATTAGACATAGGAGTAGGATAATAAGGTCGAATTGATTTTAATGTTTCTAGTGGAGTCATATTAATGTCGATGTGAATAACGATTAATCATCTTTGGTCCATCTGAACTTGATTCACTACTTCTCATATTACGATAGAAAGCTGTGAAATCTTGAGTATTATTTAATTTTTCTACTAAATTCTGTTGTCTTTGAATTACTTTAAACTCATCGGCAGCATCTTGAAAATATCTTTCAGCAGCATCCACTAAATAACGTGAATTATCATATGGATCATCACCTTCAAATTCTGCTACATCTTCTGCTACTTTATTTTTTCTTGGTTTATCATATGAACAGCTCTTCAAAGATTCAATCATCATTGGACAAGTATTGAATATTTGCCATTTAGGAATATTTTCTTCAATTTCAGCTGGATTAAAAGATCGAAGATAAGATTTATATTCATCAAGCCCGCGATTTCTCATAAGCCACATTGAATATTCTTCATTATATACTAGATTACCATTAGATTTAATAACTGGCTTTGGTTTCCAACGTAAATATTCATGAATTAATGATTTGCCTGCTACCCTACTACCAACATTACCAGTAGTTAAATCAACAGGATGACCTAATGCATCTGATACTTGTTGTTGAATAGTATGTTCTTGTCCTCTATCTTGTCCAGCAGACCTACATATTTTAATTACTCTTGGTTGTTCCTTATCAATATACTCTTTAGCTAATGGAGCCCATTCTTCTATTTTAGTTTTAATCCAACCTTGTTCACGATATGTATAAATTCGCTTATTAGGAGATACAGCAGAATATGAAATATAATTCATAGCCGCATATCCCCAATCAATAATAACTATCTTTGGCCACCAATCAGGAATTTCAAATGGTGAGATTACATGAATTGCATTTTCTGGTTCATCTGGATATTGTAATTCACGAAATTCTTCAAATACTTGTCCTTTATATGCATCCCAATCACCATATTTCTTTGCTCTTTTTTCAGCTTCAGGCAGAGCCTCTAATGATTGTGCATAACCTGGGTCAATTGCATCATTATCTGCTAATGTTGCGAATATGTAAATTCGTTTATTTCCACCTTTACCAATTATTAACTTTCCTCCATCCTTATAAGGGTCGACAAATCTACGTTTAACCCAAGAATGTCCAATTCCTCCTGGCATTCCTGCAGCTCTAATAATTGCTGGTAAAGTTGGATCTGAAGTTCGTACTCTGGTGAATCCAATATATAAGTAAATATATTCTGTGATTGAAGTAAGTTCATCTGGAGTAAATAAATTGATTTCCATTGAGTCATATTTGTGAACATCATTTTCATCTTCACAATGTCCAAGAAATATCATTGCACCAGCATTTGACATTCCCTGTCCACCATATTGATCTAGACGAGGAAAAGTCCAACACATTTCAGAACGATTAAGTGTAGCCCCAAACTTTGAATATATTTCGCGCGAGCGTGGTACAATTTCATTCCTTAATTCAGGAAAAGTACGTCTCATAAATACTTGTTTAAAATGTGGATTCTCATGTAATTTATGAACTATTCCATATACAAGTAATACGTCTGATTTCCCACTTCCCGCACCACCACCATAAAATCCTTCTTTAATAGTCCAAGGTAATGCAAGAAATGGCTCTTGTTTCTTTTTCGCGCGCCAATAACCTTGGTTAAATGCCATGTTATTTATTCAATTAAGGAAAACAAGCATTTCTCTCTTCAGTAGTTTTTGAGGTATTAACACATATTCTTTGAAGAACTTGTTGCATATTACTTGTATTCTTTATAATATAAGAAGAATCAACTGCATGTAATCTTAAATTTTCTTTAATTTCTGTAATTTCTCCATCAATTCTCGTAACTAATACCCAAATTAAAAAAATAGCAATAGCTGATGGAACACCAACTTTATAAATTGCCTGTACCAACCAAGGTCCACTATTAAATTTTACTTCATCTGTCATCTAATTAAGTCTCAACAGTATACTGAACATTTAACTTCCCAGTAATTCCACCACCCCCACTAAATAATGTAATTATAACTGTAGCTCCAACTATACCAGGCCAATTTAAATTAAGCGCGCCAGGTCCACCAGCAGTAATATCTACATCTAATGTTCTAGTTCCATCTGAAATTGTTAATCTCCCTCCAGTTGGAGTGGATGAATATGACCATGTAATTTTATTTACTAAAATTCCTCTATCTGCTATTCCTGTAATTGTAACTACTGCATTTGCAGCTGTAGCAGATGCTGAACCAAACTTTAATTCTGTTGAACCTATAATATGAGCTAAAAGTTTTGATAACATTAAAGTACCATCAATATCACCGCCACCTGTTATTCCACTTTCTCCTGATAATGCATTCCACGGTAATACTCCTACCGGAGCACCAGATGTTTTTGAAATATATTGATTTAATGCAGGTTGGCCAAATGCTAACCATGCAAAGTGTCTTTTGTCCGTCGCGGTTTGTTTGTTCCACTGTATTATCAATTCTCAACTCTATATTCTCTCTTGTAAATAATTTCTCTTGGTTTATTATTAATTGATAGAGTTCTAACTGCACTTTCTAAATACTTACTAATATCTCTTCTATTAATAAAAGGAAATTCTTTTATAAGTTGAGCATATACTTGATGTCTTTTATATTCCCCCGAAACCTGCAATTCATCAAATAGTTCTGCTAATTTTTTAGCTCTGTTAGAGAGTAGTGGTTTATATAACCAAAGAAGAATATATTGAAATATACTGATAAGAAACTTTCTCATCATGTACTCGTAATAATAGTCACAAATGTATCATCAGCAGTAGCAGCAATAAATCTAAATGTAACAGTATCGCCATTAGTATCAGCCGCGGCTGCATCAAATTGATAAATTCCATTCCCTACTTCAGCAATTGCTCCAGTTACAGCCGCGAATGCGCCACCATCAATTGAGCGCGTTCCAGTTACAGTTAATCCAGTTTTAGGAGTAACATGGTCAGTAGAATCAACCATTAAAAATTCAAGATTATTAAATATTGCATTTTTCTTTACTACTCCACTTGTCAATGTTCTTGCAGTAGTTAACCATACTTTATCAGCAGCACCTTGCGCGAATTCTAATGCGCCAATTGCATCAACTGCTATTGCTGCCGCGTCTAATGCTGCCGCGGCGAAAGAAGTTGATGTAATACCACCTACTCCAATTGCATATCCTGTTTTATCTCCTACTACTTCAGCTACTGCCCTTATTCTACCAGTATCCAATGCTGCTGGTAAACGTGATTGAATATCATTTGTATCTCCAATTATATCACCTGCTGTTTGAAGAGTTCCACTTATTCTTAGAGTATCCGATTTAATATTTCCATCTCCCGTAAGTACAGCTGGTAATCTAGCTTGAATATCTTGAGTATCAGTTTCTACATCAGTAGCTGTTTTGATTGTTGTTCCTGATAATCCTTGTACAGTAGTAGGAGCACCAATATTTGCCCAATCTAATCCAGCTTCTCCTGTTGCTGTTATATCAAGTGTCTTATTAGCAACAGTAGTAGACATTATAGCAGAACGATTTTCAATACTAAATGAACCTACTACATATCCTACTACTGAACCACCATCTACTGTTCCTGTAGTAATTACTAAATCATAGTTAGCAGCAGTTTGAAATCCATTAGCTCCAGATGCTGTAACACGTACATGATTTAATCCAGTTCTAGCATCAAAGTCTACAGTTAATACTACACCAGCAGTTATCTCAGTTACATCATTATTTTCGTAAGCTGATATAACTGGAGTTCCTAATAAACTTGTAGGAACTCCTGATGTATTAACAGTAGTAAACTTAAAATCAAGTATATCTCCTAAACGAATATCACCGTGATACATGATTAATTTATAAGTCTATTTCTTTTCTGTCCTAATAATAATCCCCATCCAGTAATAACTGGAGGAGGTTGTGGTGCAGTATTATCAAATCCTTCTTGAGCATCAGTCCAATCAACTGGCGCAAAGTATGCTCCAATTACTGTTCCATCTTCTAATACTTTAGTTCCTATTACTCCACCTTGTGACATAAATCTAGGTCGCGGAGTAGCTGCACTTAAACCATCTAATTGTAAGCGCGCACCATATCCCGCGCTATTAATATCAATTCCATCTTTAGTTGGAGTTCCTGTTGTAATACTATGTCCACCAAGAATCATTCCTTCACTTGATGCAGTAAAAGTCCATGTTACGTTAGTTGCTAATGACCATTTACCTGAATAATAATAACCTTGTTTATCTAATACTTTATTAGATTCTATATCAATTACAACTTTTGTATTAACCCACCTTTTCAAACCACTCACCTTCTATTCTAAATATTGCACTTTTTCCTACAATAACTGTAAATTCTTCTCCAGGTAAAGGTTCATTTCGGCCAAATAAGGAATTATTACCCCACCATGTATGAGGAGAATAAATGCCAACATATACATGCTCAACTAGTTTATCTCCTACAAATACTTTAAGTTCTGATGGAGATAATGCTGATACACTAGCATAATCAATAACAATTGGTCTAAGTAATTCCTTATCTCTACGAAATTTATGAATTCCTTCATATAAGATCATTAATAATCTTCAAGCCATGAATAAGTAATTTCTGAAGTAGGCCATATTGTTGCCTGAACTTGTACTATAGCTAATCCAGTTCCTGGTGGAATTACTATTCCTCCTGGTATCGGCATAACTATACCTGCACCTTGAACAGCAGGCGCAACCCAACCAAATCCTAAATCACTTGCATCTAATGTAGGTTGAACACTGAATGCAGATAAATCTAATAATACTCCTGATACTGGCGCAACTGCACGTTCACCATGATTATCAATATCAGGAGTAACAGTTGAGCCAGCAGTTCCTCTTACGGTCGCGCGTTTTAATCTAAGATTATCTCCAGCAGTACCAGCACCACCACGTTTAAATATTGCAACAGAAACTACTTTTATTCTTTGGGTAGCATGTGGATTCCATAAATCTGCTATGGTATGGTCTGCGGTCGCTGCTGTTGCTACTGTTATACTTCTTACTGTATACATAATTTTAACTATGAAATATTGAACATTGAATTGTGCCTAATGAAATTGCTGAATGTAATCTTACTCTAACTCTTTCATTTGTATTATAAAAGAATACATTAAATGCAACACCAACTGTTCCAGGTCCACCGAATCTTACTAATTGAGATTTTAAAGTAGTATCATTAGCCACATTACGATGTTCTATTGCAATGTTAGCATTTACATCCGCTGCACAAACAATTTGAAATGAATGATCAAATTCATATATACCACCAGTATCAACTAGAATTGTATTTACTGTTGGATTAGTAAATTCATTTCCTGCTACCCAAGTTGCATCTCCCCTTATAATAGTAACTGTCAAAACTAAAATTAGAATTATCAAAAACAATTTTCTCATTGTTTTACTCCAATTTACTTGTTAACTTTCTCAAATCACTTATTATTTGTTGGTGACTGACTTCTAAGTGTTTAGTTAAAGTATACAATTTTCTAAGAATTAAATAACCAATTACAACTATTGCAAGAAATTGTAATACTTCTATTATTAGAATCATCATTAACTATCTACTACCACGATATATTACAGTAACAGTTGTAGTAGTGATAGTAGTACTTATTCTTGCTCGAAGAGCAGTGAATGTACCATCAATTCGATATATTACTTCGGCATTACCAACTACAGTAACAGGATTAGCAGTTGGTGTAGCTAAATCATTTACTAATAGAGCCCATGTACCAGTATAATCAGGGTCAGATGCAGTTTCTAATGTAATTGCGCCCGCCCCAATCGCACCATTACCACGAATATAAAATGTATGTTTCTTAACACCAGGAGGAATTGCTAATGCAGTTCCATTACCAACAGTTTGAGCATCTTGAATTGTTATATTTTGACCTTTAACTGCGGCTGTACTCATTATTTATTAATCCTTATTAATAATTACTTCTCTGTCCTTCTTTACCCATAGCAGGATTTACTTTATTATTTACATTCGAACCCATTATTGGTTTCTTCTTTTTCTTTTGTGCCATATCTTCAGGTTTAGGTCCACTACCTATATATTTACTTCCAATCCATTCACCTGCTTTTTTACCTTGTGAACCACTTACCTTACCAGGAGCATTATTAACTAATGGTCCTACTTTTCCAGCTTTCATTCTATCTCTGATACCACTAAATCCACCTGTACCAGTTCCACTTTCACTAGTTTTACTAGCTCCTCCACCACCACCAAAAGTTTTCTTTATTCCTCTATTCATAAAGCGACCTGAACCTTTTACAGCTTTATGAATATCTTTAAATGGTCTTTTAATCGCGCGGCCGAGAGAACCAAATATTGATCCAAATCCCATTTTAATTCTCCTATCTCATTTATTCAGGAACAGTGATTGTATCAAATACATCTTCATTTTTAATATGTGGACTATAGAAGATGAATTGAATTCCATTATTTTCATTTGAAGTATTTACTGATGGTTCTTGTTCCTTAATAATAGCCGACATATGACGCGCGACTTGAGATACATCTCTTACACTTGCTTCTTTTAATTTCTCATCTGTAATATGTTTTAATGATTGGAATAATCTTGAACGAGCTTTATTTGAAATTCGTTCTTTTGATTTATTTATATGACTCTGAATTGAGTCTATTCCAATATCCGGTTTATTATATGAAGCAGTACTAGTAGAACCATGTGCATATGCAGATACTGAACTCTCAGAAATATCAAACATCTTAGCTAATGCAACTGCTTCTTTTCTACCATCTAGTTCAGAAGTTTCTCCAATGATTTTTCTTAAACTTTCAGGTACTTCAACATCACCGGGCGCGCGACCTTTAGTTGGACTTTCTCTAATTTCAGCAATAGCACGATTCCAATTAGAATTTGATTGTGAACCTTTATTTAATTCACATTCAAAATCTTCATCATTTACTAAACCCATACTCATTATAGTTTACCTTAAATTATTGTTTTTCACCTAAGAACCAGAGTAAGAACCCAAAGAAAATAAATATTAATAAAATAATTGTGATGAATAAATATTGTATTCCAAATCTAATTCCTTTTAAAATTATCATTTAATCAAATTATTCTAACTCTATTTGGAGCGACGGGGACCACGACGAAAACGAAAGCGAAAGGGGATGATTTTAATGATTCCCCTGCTATATTACCTGCTGTTAATGTAATGTTATGAGGACCAGGAGTAAAAGTAGGAAATGCCGTATTACAAATAAATGGTGAAGTTACACCAGTACAAACTACAACTAAATTAATTCCAGTTAATGAACCATCAGGATAATATTTATATGTATATCCATTTGCTTCGGATAATGTTGGAGCAGATTGATCAAATTCTAATTTACTAGTTGTAGTTGCTTGTGCCATCACTACATGAGGCATGAATACCAGAATAAGAATTAATAGTAATTTTTTCATACACCTTTCCCCTTAAAACCCATTTCTTGCGCCCATCATACGCGCTCTCACGTTGCCTGTCAATGGCCTAGCAAACGGTTATAATAGGTCAACAAACGGTTGACATTGGCGAAGTGATGTGTTATCCTTGCCTCAGGCGCGCAACCGTTTGAACAATCTATAGGAAAATAATGTATGGACCTAAAATTATTTAAAGAAATGCTAGATCATTCTAAAATTACTTATTTAATTCTTCATGATGATAAATCAGGAAATCAATGTGAAAAAAGTGAAGTAAAAATAAGAGTTGAATCTAGCCATAATATGATTGATAATTATCGGCCTAATTCAGGTTATACTTTTTTCTATACTGATTTCACATTTGATAAAGATGGAAAATTAAAATCAATCGGAGCATGGGAATAATGTATGATAAAGAAGTATGATCGTGTATGTCCCAACTGTAAGAAACCATTTATAGCACATCGAAAGGATAAAGTATTCTGTAAACCAAAATGTAAATATGAATATTGGACTATTAATAAAAATAAATAATTATTATTACATATTATTTTCTTCTCAGAATTTTTTTTTCTCCCAGAATTTTGACCTGGTTACATGTAATTAAAAGGAGTAATGAATATGCCAATTCACTGGAATATAGAACCACTTAAGATAGAAGATGAAATTAATCTTCTTAAGTCTGCTTATAAAAGAGTGACACATATAATACCTGTTTTAATAGAAAACAAACCAAATGATTTATATGGATTAGTAGTTAGATATGCAATTGTATTTGAAGATGAATGAAAAATCATTTGGCTTGTATGATTGATATTCGTGCATTTATGTGCAGGTATGAGACTCTATATGACTGCATGGTATACGGTAGTGCATAGTAGTAAAGAAAAGAAAATAGACGACACAGACTTAGTATGACTTTAAGGTATATAGTATGACATAGTAGACATGGCGCGCGCTATGCTAATACATATATCATGCCACACTATACATACAATGACCGG